CTCTAAAAAAGGGAGAAGTAATAAGAGGAAGTCCAGTTAAATATTGTATAGACTGTGGACATAAAAAATGGTCTTGTAAATGTTATAGAGTGTCAGGATTAGAGGAGTTAAGAAATGCCAAAAGACGCATGTTATCACAAAGTAAAAGCTAGATATAAGGTTTTTCCGTCAGCTTATGCTTCGGGAGCCATCGCAAAATGTAGAAAAGTTGGTGCTGCTAACTATGGTAAAAGCACAAAGAAAAAAGATGGTGGTCTTATGGAAGCCATTAAAAATGTCAAGGACAAGCAAGCAGTTATCAAAGCAGCAAACGGCAAAGCATATAGAAAAAGAAAAACAAATAACTCAAAAATTGCTAGAGGTTGTGGTGTCGTACTATCTGGCAGACGTAAAGTTACGAAGCGTTCATAATGGCTGTACGAAAAACAAAAAAGGGACTAGCCTTAAAGAGATGGTTTAAGGAGGACTGGAAAGATGTTAAAACAGGCAAGCCTTGTGGTCGTCAAAAAGGCGAGAAGAGGGGCACACCTTATTGTCGTCCTACTAAGAGGATATCGAAGAAAACTCCGAAAACTGCTTCGGAGATGACTTCTGCTGAAAAACGTAGTAGAATAAGTCAAAAGAATCGGTTGGGACAACCAGCTGGTAAACCAAGAAGAGTAGCGTCACTAAAAAGAAAAAGGAAAAAAACATGAAAAAGCCTAAACAAAGACAGCCAGAAGGCGGTGTAGATATTTTTAAAAAGAAACCCATACCAAAGAAACCTAGCCAGCCAGAAGGCACTGGAATGGTTAAAAAGAAAAAGCTAGTTCAAAGACAACCAGAAGGTTCTGGAGCACCTAAAAAGAAAAAGCTAATTCAAAGACAGCCAGAAGGCACTGGAATGGTTAAAAAGAAAAAGCTGGTTCAAAGGCAACCAGAAGGTTCTGGAGCACCTAAAAAGAAAAAGCTGGTTCAAAGGCAACCAGAAGGTTCTGGAGCACCTAAAAAAATAACTGGAAGATTTGAGTTTGCTGATACAAATAGAGCTAAAAAAAATAAAAAACCAACGAAAATTGCTGGTTCTAGTTATAAAATAAAATCTGGAGACACCTTATCTGCCATAGCTAAAAGAAGAGGGACTACAGTAGCACAAATCATGAAAGCTAATCCTTCTATAAAAGATAAAAATAAAATCTTTGCTGGTAAGTCTTTAAAACTTCCTAGCCTTAAAGGATAATAATATAAATGGCAACTTCAAACTCAAGAGATTTTGATTTAGATGTAGCTGAACTTATTGAAGAGGCATATGAAAGATGTGGCTTAGAAATGAGAACAGGTTATGACGCTAGGACTGCTAGACGTTCTTTGAACTTAATGTTTGCTGATTGGGCAAACAGAGGTCTTAATTTATGGACTGTAACTCAAGAAACAAAAGCAGTAACATCTGGAACAGCTACATATACGCTAGATAGTGAGTTTGTTGATTTATTAGAAGTTGTGTTAAGAAATAGCAATAATGTGGATTTTACTCTTACACAGATGAGCCGTGGTGAGTATTTAAGAATACCTAATAA